TTAATAATATTATACTTGATTTTATTGTTGATGTTAAGACAAAATGTAATGATTATCTAACATTTGAAGATGGTGCTCTAGTAGAAATAGATGTTAGTCTCTTATCTAGTGACTAAATATTTATGTGGCCGTAGATAGTACATCAAAATCACCAAAGAAATCATATGTAGGTAACTTTCTAGAGTGTCTGGGTGAAAAGCGTGGCAATGTAAACGACTCCGCAAAAGGTGTAATTCCGGATGGTGGTAGGAGTGATGAGACACAACTAATAGCGCTACTAACCGGGCAACAGGTGACCCTTGATAAGATATCTGATAAGCTACAAACTATGGGTGATACCAACTCAGTGTTATCAGATAGTGATAGGAAGAGGTATAGATCAATATTTACTATTTTAAAAGATGTTATAATGCCTAAAGGACCGGAGGCTGATAGCCTCAAAGCATCTAACGTAGGTAAAGTTGCAGAGGTAGGTAAATTAAATCAAGTTCAGTCTAAGGAAGCTGATAATTCATCTTGTCCAAAGCTATTAGCACTAGCACTAGGTGCACTCGGCATCGTTGCCGTTGCTGGGGCAATGTTTGAGGCTCTAGGCCCTGTCGGTAGGTTTATAGCTAAGATGGTGCCTAAATTAGGTGACATGTTAAAAACAGTTAAAACCCTGTTCACAAACGCATTTACCGCTATAGATGTAATGTTACGTACTATAGGTAAAATAATACCCTCGATAACGTCTGCAATTGCAGACGCGTTTGCCGGCATACGTACCTTTTTAAACGGAAATAAATTGGTAAAATCTTTTGTAGAGGGACTGGAAGGGGTTGCAAAGAAGGGGGGTAGTTTATTAACGGGAGCGAAGGCAGCAGGTTCGGGGCTGTTCGATGTATTGAAAGGCGCTTTAAGGGGTATAGGTGGACCACTACTCAAGAAATTAAAATTTGTACCGTATATAGGTGGGTTGATAGGTTTAGGATTTGCTTATAAAAGGTTTAAGGATAAAGATTATATACCTGCAACTTTTGAGCTAATATCTGCAATACTAGATTTTATACCAGCTGCCGGGTGGGTTGCATCATCCCTTATAGATGGTGGATTACTGTTGTATGATATGTATAAAGCAAAGGAGGAAAAGAAGGCTGGCACTGGGCAGCCGAAACAAGGCTTTCTTAGTTATATAGCATCTGCTATTAGTACAACGTTGGGCCCAAAATTAGAATATATCCCTGTGATTGGGGGTCTTATACAGGTGGGCAAGGCATTAAAATTATTTTATAATGGCGACCTGTCTGGTGGGTTGAAGATGTTTGGCTCTTCAATTTTGGCATTTGTGGGTGGTAAGGGGTTAAGTGACCTTGTAGGAGGTGGCATTAACTTACTAACAAGCTTGTTAAGTAATAAAGCGGAAAAAGTTCGCGATTACATCACCGGTGGGTCTGGTGATAGCTGGAGCGACATTCTTAATAAAGTATGGAAACGAGTTAGAGAAATTGTACCTAAGAAGATCAAAGAAATACGAGATTGGGCGATTAATAGTGTTACTAAGTTTATTCCATTTTTAGATGGTGGTGCTGATGATATTCTCTCACCTGACGGTCTGACTCAGCGGAATGAGTTCCTCCGGAAGAAAGATGCATCAGAGAGGCAGAAGCAAGCCAAAATACGTCAAGACCAGGCGTCTGCGAACACGAAACAGCCGGTAGTAACAGATAATTTGCAGGTAAATAATTTAGTAAAGGAAATTAATCAACAACAGCTTAATACACTTAATATTATATCAACTAACATAATTAGACTGGTTGAGATAGGGAAGGCAAATCTTAATAATAAACCATCACGTGAATTAAAGAATAGTTCAAATAGCCCTACAAAAATTAAGGATAATACAGCACCGATAGTACGTAATTTGGATATTAGAGACGATTTTACTAATGCATATAGTCTAGCCCCATCATCATAATATGAGTACCTTGTTAATAGATATTACCAAATCAAACGTTAAGACAAATGATGCTTTAGCCTCTTTTGGTGGAGATGAAACCTTAGCCAGTACAACACATAATACAGATCCACAGCTTCGCTTGAAGCCTAAAAAGATTATAAATGTCGTGGATAATTTTGCTTGGTATTCTGGTGCTAAAGCTACATCAGGCGCGCTTCAACGGGTTCCTAAAGCCTGTATAATTGAGCGAGAGCAGCAATACAGTTCAATTATATCTGGAGCTATATACTATATATCTACTATTAGTAGGACTGTTGATACCGTATCACCAACCGTAACAAGTCTGTTGAAAAGTATTAATTTGGATGTTATAGAAAATTCGGTAAGCAAGGTTAAGAGTCTTCTTAAGGATATAAAAGCTAGTTCAGATGGTAGTATTTTATCAAACTCAAATCTTAAATCATTAATTGGTATATATCTTACCGAAAAAACAGGGTTTCAATACGCCTTCCCTCATTTTGATAATATGCCGAGTCTTACAAATACTTGGAGTACAGGAGGTAGTAACTCAGGACTACAGAGTGTTATTAGTAAAGGTATGGAGGTGGTAGAAGACATTGCAAATGTTGCATTTATAGCTCAGCCAGGTGTATATATACAGAAGCCACAGTATTATGAATTTGAGGATTCCGGTAAAAGCATTACTATTAACTTCCCACTCTTTAATACTGTTGATAGGGGCACACTAAAATCATATCAACTTAACTATGAGCTGTTATGGTTATTAGCGTTTCAAAACAAGCCATATAAAACTAGTTTCGCTAGAACTGCTCCACCTAAAATATATTCAATAAATTTACCTGGTATTTGCGCCTTCCCCTATTCTTATATAAGTAATATGACTGTAGATTTTAAAGGCACTGTTCGATACAAAAATGTTTTTCTCCCACATTTGAAAGGGGAGGATGTTAGTGCTAAGTCTGTTAGAGTGCCCATACCGGATGCTTATACAGTTTCGTTAACATTTAATTCACTACTTGCTGACTATGCTAACCTAATGGTAAGTGACTACTTTACAGCAGAATGGATAAACAATGGTGTAAGATTAGGGTCGTAATATGAGTACAATAATTACAGGTAAAAAGCAGAATAACATAGAGCAGTTAAATAAACTTAGCGCTGAGCTGTATGAAAGTATTTTTAATGTCAATTTAATTGAAAATAAAGATAAATCCTTTTATTTTTATAACACTCTAGACAAAATTATCTTTCCGGAGTATATTAATAAGGAGGTATTTGATGTACAGACATTAGCAGTGGATATACCATGGACTACTCTCTCTCACAGATTTTATAAAACTATAAGTCTTTGGTGGATTATATTTTTATTAAATGACCCAGAATATATCTTTAAAGCTAAAGCTGGTAAATCATACAAATTTATTAAACCTGAGTATATATCAAATATTTTATCAAAGTTAAATAATAATGAACAGGACTGATAATCAAGGTACAACTTTAGATTTTGACATTAATCTTATAGCTGTATCTACTGACGAGGGCGGTAATGAAGTTGGTGATCCATTCCCTCTAGAACTTAATAGTATTAGATATCTAGAAATTACCGATTCGTTAATCAATATGGGGCTAGTAGGTGTTGTGACATATAACAACTATCATCAGATACTCGATAAAATTGGCATTACTAAGTATGCAGATAAAACGATGTACCTATCAATTGATATTACTGATTCACAGTTAGAAGATATTGTTAATGACAAGGTAGTTAGTAATATTAGTTTTTTAAGCCTGCTCGAGACAAATGCGGACATGTCAACAAATGTTGCAAATAAAAGCAGTATTTATAAATTTGAAGAGGCTATACCTGCTCTACTTAAGAAGTCATCCGCTGTAGATATACTAGAAGGTATTAACAAGATAGAACAAGCTCCACTCTTAATAGCAACTCTTGTAAATGTTTGGGCTAGGAAGAAGAACATTGCATATTTTATTAATAACGACCCTGATAAATTTATTTTGTCCAATTCGAATACACTAGAAATATCGAACATATGGCAGATAGAGGATAGTATATACGATGTTATTTATAAATTGTATAATAGTTTCGTATTTGGTGGTGTAAACGCGCCGATCCCCCCGCTATTAAAATTCCATAATAATGAAGACAATGAGAGACGTCTCACATTAACACCTATTATTGATGATGCTGCTCGAGAGTTTATTGAGGATTATAATAATAATGTTGATAAAGACCATGCAGACATATATCAAGAAGAATTTATAATTACTGATGCTGATGACTCTGGTGGTAATAGTAGTTTGTATAATAAGGTAGAGCAGTATAATTTAATTAAACCAGATTATAAAACAATTCGCCAAAATATTTGGGGTAAGTATAGCTTTACCGGTAAAACAGTGGGAGATGAGGCAGCTGACTTAACGAGTTATCTACATAATTTTACATATCATTCATATTATGTAGATAACTTTAGTAAGCACGTGCTAGGTGGATTTGCTAGTAATATACCTCAAATACCTAAAGCAGAGCAAAAAGCGTTTGTTCAATTATTTGAGGGGTCAGAACCAGGTAATCGAAAAACTATGGAGTGTCGAGCGCTAAATAAAGTGCTCAAAAGCTTTATCCTCTTAAATGAAACAATAGTATTAAATGTGGAAGGTAAAATTTATAGAAAAGCTGGTAAGTTTATAACAATTAAAGGTGGAGAGGCTTTTGGTAGTTCAAAAGATCGATTGAGTGATATATGGTATATAATAGAGGTTAAACATATATTTACCGGGGGGAATTATACAAATGAAATAACAGCTGTCCGCTTAATTGGTCGCGGAGAGGTACAGCCAAGTAGTGTAAGCACTGTCCCGGCTTTGCCGGTGGCAGCTTCTAGGAACGACGTAGCTCCAGCCACTACGCCTAGTAATGGAGCCACACGAGGTCCCCAGCAATCGGAAACCCAGACTAAAATGGATCTACCCCCCCTACCCCCCTCTACTAATGATGCCGGCTTGCCGGTACAAGATGCATCTGATGATGGTGGACCATCATCAATTTTACTAGGCGGTAATAATAACCCATAAATAATAATATGGTCATATATGGCAACAATTTACATGAAAAGCTTTTTGGTATTGCTATTAGCAAAGACTATCTAAAGCATAACACACCATTCTGTGAATTTGTGGAGGATCCGGACCTACAGGTAGATTTAGATATAGCTATCAATTTTAATAAAGCAATTAATGGTAATCTCCAAGCTGCGTATGATGTAACTGAATTATTAACACTGAGTAGTGGGTTTATAGATTGGAGCACTACTAATTTTTATGTGGACAAAATGGTAAACATCCCTGTTATATTTAGTAGTGTAATAGGGGAATTACATGATAGGTTTGCAAATCCCGCTAACTATGCTTCAAGTAATGCAGATGACACGGTAGGGGGTATTGCAGTTGGTGTGGCAGGTAGATCGGGGTTTAGAGATTCGTTCCAAAATAAGCTAAATACCGCGTTAGCAGATTGTTTAAACTCTCCTTGTAATATTTTCTCAGCAACCTCTGATAGTATAGGTAGATTATCACAACCGGCGTCAACTAAAACAGATAGAAACACCTTCGGCGTTGGTACACTATCTGGAACATTTACAAATATTATTAATGGGTTAGATCAAGCTGTTTACAATAAGATACCAGCAGTATTTCAAAACGCATTAACAGATATTACACAGGTAACTCAAAAAGCAATAGGCAATACACAAGCTATACTAGCAGGTAAAAAGGATATTAAAGAACTTATTAAACTCGCTCAAAATGGTAGTTCAATGAGAGATACTAGCAAGATGTATAGGTATACTCCAGATATAAAATCCTATTATGATTATTCAGCAGCTGGTAGCGCTATATTAACACAAATTAAGGGTAAGATGGGTGGATGCTTTGATAAGTTTCAACACTCTTATAGATATAATCCATATGAGGATAATTTGAGTTCTCCAATGACTGTTCAAACCCACCAGTATAATGGTATACAGTATGAAACTGATCCTGTTGGTGTATTTGAGAATACAACCACTGGGGAAGAGAGGCTTAAAGATGCCATTTCTCAGAGGCCTAGTAACCCTAAAATTATAGCAGAAGGCGATACATTCATATCTGAATCCTTATCTCTACCTACATCTAACACGGGAGCCGGCAATTATTCAGTATTTGCAGGGTTCATTGATACAGAAGCAAAGACATTTTATGTTGATAACCTTACTACAGACAGAACCGGGAAGGAGGGGGATGATTTAACAATGTCTGGCACCGGTTGTTTTGGTGATAGTATTAAAATGTGTCCATCAGATATTATTAGCAGTGCTGATCAGTTAAATGGACTAGCGGCTGCGCTAGACAACACTGGTGCACCGCTTCCAGATGTTCAATATATTGTAAATAAATTTAAAAATGGTTATCATCATGAGCTAAGCTCTGAGGCGTTTGAGCAAATACAACAAGATAAAATCTTTAATGACGGGGTAGCGGTCAGTAGAAGGTTGTGGGATAGTTTAACAGGCCCTGGATTTATAGGAGGTAGTTTTAAAGAGTTAGGTAAAAAAAATAAAAGTTTTGTAGCGGCACGAATAGTGGGTAACAATAATGCAGCCTGGAAATTATTTAAAATGGTTGATCGCAACGAACAAAGAAAAAATAATGTTGATTTCACACCTGCGGCACACAAACATTTATTTGGTAGTATAAGTGGGAAACAAAGGACAAGTTTCGCAAGAGATAGAGAAACGGAAATCAAGGAGACTGAACTAATAAAAGCTCAAGATAAAATATTTGCGGACGCTGGGTGGGAAGCGCTTGTACCCATTCATGATAAGCGTAATATTGAGATTAAAATATGTATTGGTGATATAAACCAGATAAAGAATCAGTTAAACAGTGTAACTGCCGAGTCGGGGACGGTAGGGACGGCGGATCCGCGGACTCCGGTAGGTGTAAGTGATTAATCAATATCAATTATATTACCATCATTACCCATAAGTACCTGCAACACATCATCCCTAGATAAAAGAACCTTAGTTTGATTATCAATAACATTAAGCCTTTCTTTTGATTTAATATCAATTTCCTTAACCTCTATTC